AGAGGCAGCGCTGCGAGCGCTGCATGGGATGCGCAAAGCCGTCTGATCGAAAGATAAGACGATGGCTTTCACGGCTCCAGAACTGGCGAGCATCGCAAATGCTTCGCTCGATTTTTACTACAACAAGGGTGACACCTTTAAGCAGTCGATCCAGGCAAAGCCGCTCCTTCGCTTCATGGAAGGCAGCGCCAAGTCTTTCCCCGGCGGCAAAGGCAATATCTCTCTTGGCGTCAAAGGTAACTATGGCAATGGCGGCGTGAACGATCACGTCGTTGGCTACACCCACAACGATGCGGTCAACTTCTACACTCCGGCCAACATCCAGCGGGTGAATTATCCGTGGCGTGAACACCACATCGGCCTGACGCTGACGCATACCGAATTGAAAATCGATGGCATCAGCGTGACCGACAGCCATGGCGACGGCGAAACCACCGCCAACCACAGCGACCGTGAAGTCACGGTTCTGGTCGATCTGCTTGAGGACAAGATGGAGGACTTCGGGGAAATGTACGCCCGCTCCATGAATGCCTTGATGTGGGGCGATGGCGTGGCCGATCCGAAAGCCTTGGCCGGTATGAGTGCCGTGGTCGTTGACGTGCCCAACACCGGCACGCTCGGCGGTCTGGCGCGCAGCACAAACCCCTGGTGGCAGAACCGTGCAGCAACCGCAGCCTTTGGCGCGGCGGGTGGGCGCGGCCCTGTGACTTCCGATCCCGCCGACGGTGGGGCGCTGTTCCAGTTCCTACAGCAGGAATATCGCCAGTTGATCCGTTTCGGCGGCAGGCCCACGAAATTCCTCGCGGGCTCGGACTTCATCAATGCGCTCGAAATCGAAATTCGGGCGAACGGCAATTATTCGATGACCGGCTTTACCGGCTCCCAGGACGGCAAGATGGGGCAGATCAAGTTCGGCAATTCGATCATCGAGTATGACCCGACGCTCGACGGGCTTGGCAAAGCCAAGCGCGGTTATTGGTGGGACCCTCGCCACATCTATCTGATGAAGATGGATGGCGAGTGGGATCACAAGTTCACGCCTGCACGGCCTTACAACCAGTTCGTCATGTACAAGAGCATGACGCACACCGGCCAGATCGTCGCGCAGCAGGTCAACTCCGCTCTCGTGGTTGACATCGCTTAACCCAACGAAGGACCGCGTCATGGCAAAATTCCAACTTCTCAGATGCTCCGTCGCTCTCGGCGGCGATACTGACAACATCGTCGTGCGGCATCGCGGCAACCCCATTATCTTCCCGGAGTTGCTGATGATCCAATTCCTTCACGGCGAAGACGCCGTGACGGACGTGCATGTCGTCGGAACGTGCGAGATGTCCCAGGAAGAAGCCTTGACGCGGCTTCGTATTATTTACATGGCGGAAGAGGTCGCGAAGGTCTTTCCTGGCGCGCGCCCTCGACTTCCCATGTCAGACCCGTCGGTCCCGGTTTGCTCCTTGCCGGTCCACAAACCGGGACCGACGCGGGCTGATAATCCTGATCCTGTGCTGCGCCCGCTCGACCAATACACGCTTTCCCAGGCGGTGCAGGACGATGACGACATGCCGGGGTTCGACAACCCGAAGCCCTACACCGGGGACGAGGAGGACGAGGACCCGGGCGTCGATGAGGCCCTGCTTGGGGACAACGGGGACAAACGCCCCAAGGTCGGAGATCAGCCGCAGACAAGGACGAGCTACCGGGGACAAGCGCGTCAAGCCAGACAGACCCCGTCGCATCTTCCCGATGTGACGGGACGAGAAAAGCAAAAAGGCGAGAACGAACACGACCGTCCGAAAGGGTAGGCCATGGCCGAGACGCTGCAACTCCGGGACATGCTGACTGATCTGAGGGCCGAGATCGGCCACTCAACCAACGTGGCCCATGGCATCAACGACCGTGAGACGCTTCTCTATTATCTCAATCGCACCCAGCTTGATCTATATCGCGATTACGACTGGCCTGACCTCATCGTTGATCGCGATGTCCATTTGGCTGATGGGCAACGCTATTACCCGTATCCGGTCGATCTGGCGTTCGATGACATCAACAAGATTTGGGTGCTGATCAACACGGTCTATGCCGAACTCGCCTATGGCATCGGTCCCGAACAGTTCGTCTTGTGGAACAGCGACAACGGTTTCAAGTCCTGGCCGGCGCGGCGGTGGATGCACCACACCGATGACAACACGTTCGAGCTTTGGCCCGTGCCCGACGCCAACGCACAGAACGCCAATGCCATCGTGCGCCTGCGTGGGACAAAGACCGTCAAGAAAATGATCAACGACAGCGATCTCTCGACGCTGCCGCCGAACCTGATCGTGCTTTTCAGCGCGGTCGAATTGCTCCAGCGCGACAGCGCCAAGGACGCCGCGATCAAATTGCAGAAAGCCAACGAGGCAATGCGACGGCATCGCGTGCGGCGCTTCTCGCACAAGCGGCGTCCCGAAGCGATTGGTGCGGGCGGCGGTGACGCACAATCGAGAGGCGGCTATCCCACCTTGGGGCTCGACTATATCCCGCCGGGATATGGCAGCGGTCCCGGTCGATAGGGGGCCGCTTTGCCCAAGGTCTTCTCGGTCAACAACTTTAACGGCGGGCTCGATGTCCGCAAGACGGTTCTGACCGCGCCGGGCGGGACCTTGCGCCAACTCGAAAATGCTTTCGTCAATGCGGGCGGCGAGATCGAAAAGCGCATGGCGCTTGTCACGGTCGCCAACATCAACGTCGCGGTGCAGCCCAAGCCCTACATCTTCGGCCAGAACGGGCAAGTGCATGTCTTCGGTGTCGCGGCGGCTCCGGTCATCAACAACATCAACTGCCCGCATCCGATCACGCCGCACACACTTGCCGCCGCACCGGAACAGATCGTGGAAATCCTCGACTGCGAAGCTTTCAACAACAACTATTTTGTCTGTGGACGCGGCGTTTCCGGGACAACGTATTGTTGGTACAAAGACATTCTCGTGCTGGAAGCTGATGGCAGCTACTCTCATGGCACGTTTGTCCGCACCTATAAAACCAAGATGTACCGCATTGACGGCATGCGGCTGCGCTTCTCCGGCGTCAACGCGCCCGAGGTTAATGATCCGGCGTCCGTCACCAATCCCGGCGCGGGCTTCATCAACCTGGGCGTCAACGACCCCGACGGCGAAAACCTTCAAAGCATGGAGGTTTACTACAACAACATGGCGGTGTCGGCGCGACTGCTGACGCAAGTCTGGACGCTCGACCCTGATCCCGCCAACGACACGCTGGGACAAATGCTGCGCATCGGCGTGATCTCGCCGCATAGCATGCTGCAATTCGGAACAGGCGACGTGCTGTTCTTGTCCGATAGCGGCGTGCGCAGCTTGAAGGCGATGAACATCAATCTCGCGGCGGCGGTGTCGGACGTGGGCTCGGCCATCGATCCCTTGCTGGTGGAAGCGATCCGCGAAGACCCCGCCAGCGCCAAAGGCTCCATCGCCCTGGTGCAGCCCATCCAGGGCCGTTATTGGCTGCACATTGAAGGCATCGTTTATGTGCTTTCCTACTATCCCGCCGCATCGATCACGGCCTGGTCAACCTACGCGCTGGGCTATCAGGCGCTCAACATGATCGTGGTGGAGAACAACGTCTACCTGCTGGACGATGCGGGCAATCTGCGGCTCTACGGCGGCGTCGATGGAAAGACCTATGACAGTTGCAAGGTGACGGTGGTGACGCCGCACATGCACGCGACCAATTCCACCGAGAAGAAGCGCATCAGCGCGGTCGATGTGATGTGCTACGGCGCATGGTCGATTGAGATCGGCATGTTGCCGAACCGCACGGATTTGTTCGAGCTGATCGCCAACGTGCAGGACAACACCTATGGGCTGCAAACAATTCCGGTCGCGGGCTCGGGCTCGCATATCGGCGTGCGCATGATCAATCAAGCCCCTGGCCCGGCGGTCCTGGCCGCGATCCATTTGAATATCGAGGAAGGCTTCACCAAGGGAGGCCCCAGTTGATCGAGGAAGTCGCGCCGAACGAAACCAACATTCGCTACCTCGTCGCGAACATGCGTGAGCGTGATCGCAAAGAGATCATGGCGCTGCGCT